GCAATTAAACGAGAGTCACTGGCAAACATCAATAAACGTACAGATCCTATGGCTCTTCGTCTTACAGGTTCGGATACAGGAGTTTTTGCAGACACTGGTGACTCAATTCCTGTTTCTTCTGATTCTTTAGGACGAGAAGCTATAAAGGAACGGATCATTTCTGATTATTTAGGACGAGAAGCTATAAAGGTTGGTAGAACTTTTCCAACTGGAAGCCGATTAAATCAGTTTGGAGGACAGTTAAATCGTCCTGATGATATGGCTCTTTATTCCTCTGATTCAGATGATAATAGGGCATATAATAAAGGTATCGGTGTCTTTAGTGCATTACCCGGTGTGGTAAACGAGCCTCCTGCTGAAAAACCAATGACAACAAAACAAGAAATATCTGATGCATTAGTTCGCATAGGTGCGAGTGGAGTTGAAAAGGCCGGAGAACTTTTTGAGGGCGGCACTGAGTATTTAGAAGGATTGATCTCAGGAAATCAGACGCCTCCTGCGCCAACAGACGAAAGATACGCTCCAGAGTTAACAACACAAGCAGGTCCAGAAGCAGAGCTTTCGGTTGTTGAAGAGTTAAAAAACACTGCTGGTCAGTTAACAAGTCAGCTTACTAAGAAAGCCCAAAACGCCATTGATGCAACTAAAAAGAAACTTGAGAGCCCACAGTCCGTTGAAGAAGCTCCTACCATAGAAAACAACGAGTCCGTTGAAGAAGCTCCTACCACAGAAAACAACGAGCCTATTACAAAAGTTCAACTCGATAAGAAAACAGCAAATGAACCTATTCTAACTGATGAAACCGCGAACGATTTATTTGGTGGCGATACAAATCTTACTACGACAATAACAAAACTTACCAAGGATGATGTAGGCAATATGACAAATGACTTGCCTGATGTAACGGACGATGAAAGTTTTGAGAGTTACGTTAGTAAGTATGTGAAGCAGTACCAAGAACTGTTCAAAGAGGACGAGGATCAAATTGCAAAAGATAAAGGTTTTGCTTTGGCTATCTTTGGTTCGGTGTTCGCTTCCACTGGAGATTGGGGTCAGGCATCTGCTGCGATGATTGATATGCTACGTGGAGACAAGGCAACACGCCAAGCTCGTGAGGATAAGGTCAAGATGCTTGCTCTAAACTCAGCAGCGGATAAAGAAGCAGCGGATCTGAAATATCGAAGAGATCTTGGCCTTGCAACTATAAAAGGTAAAAAAGATAGATCTGATTATCTGTATAAATCTACTTACGATAAGGCTTTCCAGTTTTATCTTGACGAAGGAAAACCTCAAACGGAAGCTACACAGTTGGCAAAAAATGCAGCAAAAGCAGCAGCGCCAAATTCCTCTTTTGTAACAAGTAATCAGGGAAGTGATATACCATCTGACGTTCTTTCTGAGTATCAAAAATTTATTAAAGAAAATCCAACTCTCAAAGATCAAGCTTTAAAACGATTAGAAGAAGAAGGGTACAACACTAAAGGACTAGAATAATGGCTGGTTTGTTTGATGATCTGATTAAAAAAGATGATAAACCAGAATCTTCTAACGGTTTGTTTGATGATCTGATTAAAAAAGAATCTGAGCAAGGTGTGATTGAGGAAGAATCTGAGCAAGGTGTGATTGAGTCCATTGCCCGTGGTGGTGGAGCGGGTCTCGTTGATATATTCAAAGGCATCTCGGAACTCGGAGCTGCGGGTCTTGAGTATGGTGACCTGATAGAAGACGGTAACCAACAAAAGGTCACCCAGTTCTTTGATCAGTTCAAAGAGTCAGCGGGTCTTATGCCTGAAAGAACCGCAGGAAAAATAACTCAGACAATTGTAAACTACGGAGCACCTGGACTAGGTGTGTTTAGTTGGTTAAGTAAAGCACGACGTGCTGGTCAGGCTGTGAAAAAAGGTGAAGATTTCGGTGGTGCAAGAAGTTTGTTTGGTAAGTCCGCTGAAGCATTTGGTCGTACTAAAGTAGGTCGTGCAGCGACGGGCACCCGTACCGCGTTAGCTGGATCGACGGCTCTTGGAACTGGGGTAGCAGACATCCTTGTTTCTCCTAGTGACATGACAACACTAGCAGATAGTTGGGATGCAATGCCTGACTTCTTGAGAACGGAAGACGAAGATGGGTTGGTTGGTAAGGATCTTGCTGCAACCCGGTTGCGTAATAAACTCCGTTTAGGTGTTGAAGGTGCAGGGTTTGTTGGTGCAGCTGAAGCCGTGTTGCCTGTGGTTGGAGCTACCGTTCGTGCCACAGCACAGGTTCCAGGTGTTCCTACCGTAGCTCGGGCATTGTCCTCTGGTATAAACTACATAGGGGCACGTCTTGGTGATGTAAAAATTATTAGACAAAAACTAACACCTGATGGGTTTACACCTCCTGAGATTGCTACTGCTATTCGTACAGCAGAGGGCATGACTGAGGGACAAGAACAAGCAGCATCGAAACTTGTGGCAAAGTATGACAGTTCAATCAAGAAAGCCATTAGACTTCAAAGTTTAACAGGCCGTGGTAAGTCAGGTCTACAACGTGCCCACAATGATACGATGGATTTTCTAACTGGTGAGTTGTCAGAAGACGCTTTTAGAAGTTCATATGGAAAGGCTGCTACAGAAGCTGCTACGAATATGCGTGGCATGATTGATGAAGTTAGCACAGAGTTTGAATCTTCCGTTAGAGCGGCACCAAATCTAGACGATAAACAGAAAGCAGATTTATTACAGCAGTTTTCAAACGGGCAAGGGACATACATACGACGACTGTATGAGTTACACTTACAACCAAGTAAGTTTCTGGGCACTGACATAGCAACACTGCCCCAGTACGCCGGAGCAAAACAGCAAGTTACAGACTTTTTGCAAAGACAAAACTCCCAACTTCCAACGGGAGATGCTGCTCGTCAGGCAGAACAAGCTATCGATGACATTTTTGACAACGCTCTTAGGCTTGGAGATCTAACAAACGAACAACAAGCTAAACAGTTGGCAAAGACTGTGGGTCAAGGCTTCAAAGAAAATCAAGGTCAAACTTCTTTGTTTCGTCTTGCTGAAGGTATGTTAAAAGATAGAACTGAGATGTTGGATGAAGCCCCAATGTTGCGAGAGATGATGGGTGAGGTTCGTAATCCTCGTGAGGCATTTCTTAGAACCATCGACAACATGGCTACGACCAGAGCGTCTCAAAGATTGTTTGATAGTATCACAGCTACAGGTGTTAAGAGCTATGATGAAGCCTTACAGGGGATACAGGCTGGAGCACGGCCTCTTGTTGTAGACGGAACGACAGTTCTTACCCCTCGACAAGAACGAAGTTTAACAGGTGTTCAGTATGTTAAGCTTGGAGAACTTGATCCAGAAAAAGCTTTCGGTGGAACGTATGGATCTTTGTCTGGCAACTATGTTCCAAGTGAAATTTATAACTCTTTAACTACTCCTGCTCGTACACACTCTGGGGCACAAGATGCACTGGCAGTGGCATTACAACTAAAAGGTTTATCACAGATATCAAAAACTGTTTTCAGTCCTATAGCACAAGTCAGGAACTTTTTGTCCAACACATTTATCATTGGAGCAAATGGTTTATGGGGAAGAAACACAGGAGTTTTTGAGAGTGCAGAAGTTCTTTTAGCCAACGCATTAGACAGTCCCAAGCAAGCTAAGTTTCTAAAGTCCATGGGTGACGAAGGAATGATAGGTCAGAACATCCAACTAAACGAGCTTACACGTTTGTTGAAAGAGTCCGTTGAAGGTGGTGTATCTGCTAGATTACAGAAAGCAGGGGATGTCTTTCGTAGGTCAAAAGCTGGAGCACCCGTCAGATTCATGGAGAAAGCCTACCAGATGGGGGATGATTACTGGAAGGTGGTAGGTGCCCTTGGAGAGAAAGCTCGTTACGGAGCGGCTCTACGCAAGGCAGGACTAGATATAGAAAACCTCGCTCCAGAGGTACAAACTGCTTTACGTCAGGCGGGTATCGTACAACGCACTAGTTCTATAGCGGGAACAGACTTTGGAGACATGCTTGCCATTGATTTGGTAAAACAAACGATGCCCACTTACTCCATGGTGCCACAAGCTATCAAAGACTTACGCAAGATTCCTGTTGTTGGTAACTTCATGGCGTTTCCTGCGGAGATAATTCGTACTTCTGGCAACATCGTCAACCGCTCTCTTAAAGAAATGGGCATGAACGCTAAAACGTTGCAACAATTTGGTCTGGATGCAAGAACATCTAAAGTGTTGGCTCGCCAAATCCGTGGCATCGGAGCACAGCGTTTGTCTGGCTACGTGTCTATGGCAACGGTTGCTCCTCTGGCAATGCGTGGAGCATCGCATGAGATTCTTGAGATCACACCAGAGGAAGAGGCCGTTTTAGAAAAGTCCGCTGCACCATGGACACTAGGCAACACCCTTATGTATCTAACTAAGCCTAACAAAAAGGGCGAGGCAGAGTATGTGGATTTGTCATACATGTTGCCTTATGAGTTTATGTTGACGCCTGCTCGAGCGGCTCTTCGAACCTATGCAAACAAAGGAGCGGTTGGTGCCGGAGAAGCAGAACAAATTTTGTCTGCATCATTTGAAGCTTTCAAGAAGTTTGCCGAACCCTTTGCATCAGAAGGTTTAGCTGCGGAACGTGTAATCGATGTGACTACCCGAAAAGGTAGAACGCAAACAGGTGCTCCAATTTATAGCGAAGGGGAATTAATAGGGGACAAGTTAAAGAAATCAGTTAACCACGTTATGGGAGCTTTTGTCCCTGGTATCGTAGAGCAGTTTGTTACAGTTAAAAGTGGTAAGTTTGAACCGGGTCGTGTGACCCGCGCAGCCTCAGATATTCCTTCTCGTGAGGGAGATCCGTATACCATAGCGGAAGAAGCTGGTACGATGATGACTGGACTTCGACCCTTGAAACTAAACATCGGACGAAGTTTACAATATCAAGGTGGTGAATACTCTGCGCTTCGTACAAATGCTGTTCAAATATTTACTAGAGTTGCCGATGACAACGACGCGACAGAGCAAGATGTTTTAGCCGCTTATGTAAAAGCTAACGAAACAAAACGCAGGCACCAAGCTCAGTTAAAATCTCGTATAGATGCTGCAATAGATGCAGGTATGAGTAAAGAGCAAGTGTTTAGATCACTTAAAAACACAGGAGTATCTAGAAAAGAACTTCGTTTAATCCTAAACAACCGTTACATGCCAATTAAAGTTAGTAGAAATTTAATTCGAGAAGTTGCACAAGAAGTCAACGTAAAACGTGAAAACAGAATACTTCAGCAATTGCCTCGACAAAAAATCTCTGAGTTAGGACAAGGTTTTATAGGCACACCTATCATTCAAGAGGGAACACCTGATACTGCTTCAACTGAACAAACTGGTCTTTTCGATGATCTACTTCAAACACAACCAACGGTAACACAGGTTCCCGTTAATCCACCACAAGTACAACCAACGGTAACACAGAGTAATCCACAGTCTATGCTACCGTTCTTGAGTGGCAATCCGATAGATGCATTGAAGAACCTTGAGATACTTCAAAGGTTAAGGGGAACTAATCCGCCTCCTCAATAGTCAGTTTGATGCCGTTACCACCAAATATTTTTAGCAGTTCGTCTGCAAAAGCTTCGGTGTCTTCTATTATTTGATCGTCTTTTGTAAGCGTAGCCAAGTTCAATGTTATGCTTATAAACTCTACAAGTGCATCAACTTGCATCTTGTGCATATCTTTAAGGCCAAGACTTTTAAATTCTTTTTCAAACATTATGTTATATCTCCCCAATCATTTTGAATATCTACGTCAATTTTAGAAGGAACTTTGAGTGCAATACCCGTCTCCATAATCTCTTTAATCTTGTCGGTTTGCTCTTGATTTTCTATGTTAAAACATAGCTCATCGTGTACCGTAAGCATAGGAGTAAGTCCCTCGTTGTAGCAATCGAGCATTGCTTTCTTAGTTTGATCTGCTGCTGAACCTTGAATCAATCTGTTTAACGCCTTGTAAGTAAACGCTCTTTTAATCAAAGGTCCGTATTCTTTTTGTGCCTCGTCATGCTGCAAAGGTTTTCCTGCACCAAACTTCTTTGGCTCCCACAGTGGAAAGCGGCACTTGCGTCCAAGCAAAGTTCGTATCTGACCAAACTTAGATGCCTGCTGCATTGCAAGTTCTGCAAGAGATTTAACAAACGGAACTTTACTTTGATGATTGTCCATCAGTTCCCTCGCATCTTCTTTTGAAATGTCTAACTGGTTGGCTAACTTACCCACACCCATGCCATACATAATCCCCAGGTTCACAGTCTTGGCTTGCTTACGATCAATGCCTGCTATGTCTGCTACCATCTGGTGCAGATCTACATCACCTGTATTAAATTCATCGACGATCTGATCCACCATGTCATGCCGATTGACCCCTCGAACCGAAGCTGCAAAGTGGACAAGGAGCCGTGGCTCTTGGCTTGAGTAGTCGAAAGATCCCCACTTGCATCCATCGTTAGGAACAAAAAGGCCACGGATCAGTTTCTTTATATCCTTATCTCTGGCAGGTATTTGCTGGAGATTCGGATTGGAGCTTGAGAACCGACCCGTGACAGTGCCACCCTCATCGCGTCTCGTAGAGTGGAGTTCCGTATGGATACGTCCATTGTGCTCATGTCGAAGGATGCTGTCAATAAAAGTTGAGTCGGCTTTGTCAAATTCTCTGAGCTTGACAAGTGTCTTACATACATCAGATGGATGACTCGTTAGGAACTCTTTCGTAAAGCTTGGCGCACCCTTCTCGGTTCTTGGATACGGTATATCAAGCTTATCAAACATCTTTGCAATCGATGCCGACGCCCATATGTCTACGTCTAGTCCTGATTCTTTTTTAAGAAACTTTCGAAATGAATCATTTTTCTTCTTGATTAGTTTCTTATTTACATCAGCTTTGTCCAGGTCAACCTTCACGCCTTGTGTTCGCATGTCCAACATGCACGGTATCAATCCTATCTCAAGGTGCCAGATGTCCCACAACTCTTCCTTTTGTAGTATTGGTTTGAGTGCATCCCATAGTTTGAGTGTAGCGACAGCGTCCTGTTCCGCATATGCACCCACATACTTGGGCGGTAGCTTCCACATCTCAGCCTTTGGATCTATGCCCCACTCTTTCGCAGCTGCCTGTAGGAGCTTCTCATCTTTCCGCTGAGAGATGTAATCTCTTGCCATGGCATCCAACCCGAAAGACCACCTGTTCTCGTCTACAAGAGCCCCTGTGATCATCGTATCGACTATCTTACCCTCGATCTCAATGCCCTCGGCTCGTAACCAACCTGCATCGTAGGTAGCGTTGTGCATAATCACATTCATATCTGGCACGGACAGTTGTTTCTTGAGCCATCGCAACGTGAACTTCGGATCTAGATTGTGCCCGTTTGAATGCCGGATAGGAAAGTACCCTTGGTATTCTCCTGCTGCTACGGCTATGCCTATGATGTATCCATCGTTCCGTGCCCACCCAGGGCCTAATGTTTTGATGTTTGGATCATAGGTTTCTAGATCAACTGCTATCTCCTTGTAACCTGTGAGGTCTGGGAACTCTGGTGGTATGTTCCAGTCCACATCTACTAGATCCATTTCACCTCGGATCTGGTAGTTTTGATCACTTCCGAATAGATTTTTTTGCATCTCTTAGTATCTCCTCAACGCTTCGTTCGTTTCTTGTGACAAACTCTGCACCTAATGCTGTATATCCTGCCTTATCAATCCACGAATCCTCGTGGTCTATAGTCTCAAGTAGTCTGCTTGTTTTAACCCAGTCCATCATCAACGCGACGTGAGCTGCGGTTAGGTATCCGTGGGATCTTAACGCCCCACTTATGATTATGTTCCATCCCTCTGCAATGCGGTCATGGTTTTCGAAAGCGTCCCCGTAATCTTTTGCACGAGGTCCGTTAACTAATTTCTCTGCTGCTTCTAGTAGTTCTTTCCTGTTCATTCCGTACACTCTCCATCATCTTTCTGGCATAGGTATGCCTCATTATCAAAAATCCAGTCTGCTTGCCTATCCACAAACTCTCCGAGTCCTTTATATGTTCTTACATCGTGGAAAGATTTCTGTTTCTTTTCCTCCCATGATTGCCACCAATCCATACGTTCTGGATACTCTCTCCACATAGCAGCTAGTGTTGCTTCACTTTTTAAAAAACAACCGTCACAGTTTCCTGAACCAGGTTTAATGTCTAAGTCAAAAGGTGCCTTTGACCAAAAGGACATAACATCTCGTTTCGTGACCCCTGCCTCTGCCAACGGAAACCAGTTTGTCCAACGCTTGTCTTTACTAGGCTTGACCCTTTTAGCTTCGTCTGCTCGGATACCTATTGTATTTGTCCAGTGCTCCCACCCTATGGACAGAAGATACCGACGCATTGTTTTTACCTTCAACTCCTGAGTACAAGATCTACGGAAAACATTTGGCAACATGTTAAACGAAAGATACTTATCAAAAGGTTCTCCTTTTCTCGCCGCTTCATCCCAGTTTGTTATATTAAAATGCGCTGTTCCATTAGCGTACCTATTCGATGGGGCGCGATCATATTCTAACCACGTTACGTCAACGCCAATATGCTTTTGTACATCTCGCACAAAGTCCAGTGTCCTTGGCATCTCTCTTCCTGTATTCGCAAATAAAACTTTACAATCTGGACGCAGTCCATCATTCGCTTCTACAATCCGGTGAAGCATGTAAGCAGAAGTTCTACCCCCACTAAAACTTATTAGAACATTCCCTTCGGGAAGTTTCATAACATGTACCTGTATTTGTTTCCTGTTAAAACGATATAGAGATTGTGTCGTGCTCTTGTTACGCCGACATAAAAGGCTCGATGCTCATCATCTGGGTGGTCACTGTTCACACATGCAGCGGTAGACTTATCCAACACTACACAGTTGTCATCCTCTCCACCTTTCATTGCATGAAACGTTGAGACTTTGATACGGGGTTTAGAAGTTAGATCCTCACCTCTACGATAAATTGCTTCGATGTAATCTCGTTCCTTGTAACTTACTTTTAATATATCATATGCCGCGTGACTTGCATCTCGGAGCAAACCAAATTCATCCAGAAGTGTATCCATGTCTACTTCATCCTCGGCACTCAAGACCTCCAACAGTTTTGAGGCACCTCGTTTAACAACGGCATCTTCCCCTTGCTTGGGTACAGCAGCGTAAAGTCTTTTGATTCGTTCTGTATTGATCTTCTTACCTTGGCACAGATCATCCCATGTCATCATGTTCTCAACCAGTTTTTCTGAGATACTAGGTCTGCCCTTGATAGAATATTTAAAACCAGAGTTCCGCAGAAAAGAAGCAACGTCCCTGACATATCTGTTTGTTCTTGTCATGATTGTCCAAGACCCTTCATTCAAAGGGATCTGATCTATGTAATATACATACTCAACAGTACCCAGTTCATCACGGGGATCAAACTTCTTTTCAATACGCCCGTCGATGCGGTTGGCTATACTTGCGGCTAGTTCATGGACACGTCTTGGTATACGATACGACTGTGTTAGGTACTCAACATTATTAGAGCTTTGAATAAACAGGTCTACATTAACACCAGTCCAACGATGTACAGCTTGGTCATCGTCTCCTGCAATAATTATCTTTCCTGCACACTCAGACATACCCTTAACCATCTCCCACTGTAACGGTGTGAAGTCTTGTGCCTCATCCACAAACAAGTAGTCTAGGTTTGGATACTCACCCAGTTCAATGTATCGTTCAATCATATCAATGAAGTCCACCTTGCCAGTGGTTCTTTTGTACTCTTGCAACGTCTCCTGAAACTGCACCGCCTTGGCATAGAACAAAGTAAAGTTGTTTGTTGCGCTGAACTCATCCTCAAGACTAACCATGCGATACCTCGAACGACCATCCATCTGTAGGTAATCCTGACCTGTTCCCCCTAAGTTGGGAGTACGCATTCCATCATCCAGATTAACATCGTCTTCTTTTTCAAACGTCAATCCAATTGGTTCCCCGATAGACTTGTAGTCAGCAAGCTTCATCACATCTTCAGGTTGTAAACCCAGACCATGAAACCCAAGAGAGTGACTGGTTCTCATGAACGGGAAGTCCTTGGACTCTAGGTTAAACTGGGAACATGCACGGGTAATCATCTCCTCAATGGCTTTCCGTGTGAAAGATATCACACCTATACGGGAAGGATGGACTCCGCTTTGCAATGCCTCTTCTATCTCTTGGATCAACCGATAGGTTTTACCGCAACCTGGCGGTCCAAGTATTAACTTACTGTTCTGTATCATACTCTTTACCTCTTGGTCTGGTGTTTACCCAGTCTTCTATTTCAGACAGAACCCAACGGCTCGATGACCGCTTGTTATCCTCTGGTCCCAAGACTATGGGCTTTGGAAAACTGTCTGAGTTTTGTGATAGCTTGTAGACGTAAGATCGTGACACACCCAATAGATCTGCCACCTCACCCACTCTCAAAAGCCTATTAGAATGGGATGTCATTTTCGAACTCCTCTTTTCCTAGTGTCATTTCTCCCTCGTCAAAGGCAGGTATCCACCAACAACGTATGGTGCTTCTGACTTCTCCCTTTGGCGTCCTCTTTGCAATCGCTTGAACTGTATTGTCACCACCAAGATCACGAATCATTTGTATGATCTGTGCTCTGGTATGACCAGTAAACCTGCGTTGATGCAGGAACTCTAACAGTCCAGGCAATGTAAACTTAGTAACTCCGGCATCTGTCCATGGCTTGCCCATCTCCATCTCCTCTGGAGCCAGTGCTCTGATATGGCTTGTACAGTATGTTTGCATGTGTTGCTTGAACTCCCCCGCCACAGTTAACTCCTCGGGAACATCGAGGTATGTAGCATTTTGCATAAGTGTGTTGATAGTTTGTTGCCACTTCTGTGGTTTCATAGTCGGTGGCATAAAGTTCTTTTGTTCCATACAGGCACGTTGCCAGAGCGTTTGGTTCTGTAGCTGCTCGGTGCTTAACTGTAACCGCTGACCATTTACATCCAAGAAATACAGGCGTGGTTCTGATAACATGATGCTCAACCCGTCAACGCGAGGTGCATCTGGTGCCTCCCCTCCGATACCGAATGCCTGTTGAGCACAGACCGTAGGATCACAGTGGCTTTTGAACGGTTCATCCTTACATGTGTAGCCGTATTCTTTCTTCTCATGTTGCTTGATTGTGTTCGTCACCTCTTGCGAACTCAAAGGTGGATTGAACATTGATCTATTCATCTCCTCCGCTTGTTGCTGCCAATGATCTGGGTTGCTGAGTTTCGCATACTTGCACATCATAAACAGTAACTTGTTTCTTGGTTCTGATTGAGGTCCGTCTGCAAAAATATGTTTCAAACATGGCGGTCCCTTGGGAAAGATTTCCCTGGGCTTAGACATCTGAAGTGATTCAAGGTCGGCAAGGCTAGTCCGCTTCTCGTCTATTGCATCAAGGAACTCATCCAGTTCCATGGCCTCAACCTTGCTGTTGAAACAATACCGTTGTGGCATCTCCGCATTGAAGTATGGCATGTTGATAAAGTTACCCACATCTCCACGCTCCGTGATGATTGTGTCTTGTTTTGGAAAGATCTCACAGCCGCTCTGTCCCAGTGCAATAGACATCTCGGTAAGATATTCTCGCACCACTGCGGCTTGTTCAAACTCTTTAAGAAACAAATACAAATGTGCCCCACCAGATTTGGATCTGCAATGCAGCAGCGGAAGCTTTAACTTCTGTATTTTGTTCTGCAAGCTTTTGTGATCGAGGTCGTAGATATCTACGTCCAAGGCACCCCACTTGCACATGTTCTCTTCATCAATAGGAATAGCACCGACACCATTGACCCCGTCAATGTGCTGTTGAACTAACTCTTCGGTAAGAGGTTCCCTGATAATTCTGCTCTGTGATTCTGCTTTACCGTTACGATTTGTGCGACCAACGACAGTTGTACCATGTGCGTTTTTAGCCCCGACAAAGGCGGCAAGCAGTCTTTTTGATTGTGACATAACTGCTCCAAATGAAAAGAGGGACAGAATAGGAGTACTGTCCCCCCAGGCTACCTAGAATGGGATTTCGTTGTCCTCATCCACACTCTGATCAGAGGAATAAGGAGTTGCTTTTTCCTCTGGTGCAGCAGCTTTCACTTCTCCGTCTTGTACTGAGACGAACAGAGCCTTTGCTTGTTGATACAAGTCTGTTTCATTTATGCGACCCTCAAGTTGTACAGAGTAGTTCGCATATGACTGATCGTTTTTGTTTGTCTCTTCAACAGAAGACACACGCCAGATGTTTGCAAAGATCGGAAGCTTTATAACTTGACCAGTCTTTGGATGCTTGGCTGTTTGCAGATTAATCTGTGACTTCCAACGACGGCTCACTTTCAACGCCGTAATCTTCATGTCCAAGACAGCAGGGTTCCACGCCCCATCTGCGGTTTGATACAACACATAGTAGTTGTCAGCTTTGACCATCTCGTTTTTGTTTGGAAGGATCTCTTTATTACCCTCCCGTATACACTGTTGAATGACTGGATCGTTTGGCTGTAACTCACCAACAAATCCACCACCATCATCTATGGGCACCCATTCGGTGTACTTTGTAACGGTTGCACAAGCAACGACACGCATACCTTCTGATCCGTCCCAGTATTCACCAGTCAGGTTGTTGAAGATGTCTCCTGCACCAAGACCCTTGATGTGCTCAGGTTTGTTTTTGTTTACATGGGGTGACATTTGTTGTGCCAACCGGATAAACGGCATGGTCATTTCATCAGCGGCAAAAGAAGATCCTGCCCCCGCATCTGAAAAAATATCATCCATTAACTCGGTGCTAACTTCCACACCTTTTGTTTTTGCGACTGCTGTGTTCATATTATTTCCTCCTTATTTCCGCAGTGTTCATTGAGTATGCCCCGAACAAGTCAAGGTCTATTGGTTTACCATCTGTAATACGCTCTTTCACAAACGCTTTGAGCGTTGATGCATGAACGTGGGTCTTGGTCTTCGGATCAAAACCTTTGTCTTGCAGCAAACCAACAACGTCTCCTGCAATATTATCTTCACCTTTACCAAAAGAAACAGTCACATCATTCTTTATGATGCTATCTAAATTGTTTTCTCGTAGCCAGGTATAAGCTTCTTCTCTTCTCGCAACTGGTATAGATGCGTGAACTTGTAGCTTAGTTGAAACAGTGAGACCATCTACATCGATCCGATCTACACCCATCTCATCCATCAGCATTGGGATTTGTTCCGCAGCTAACGAATGTTTCTGAGACTTTAGATTCTTCAAATGGTTTTCAGAATCCTCAATCTTCTCCTCAAGTTCTCTCATATCTCGAACCAATGAACTCAGAGTCTTGCTAGTGTTTGTGTCTATTTTCTTTAACGCACTAGCCTCGTCAAAGATGTCTTCGAATATTTCATCGTTCGCCATTACAAGTATTTCCTCTTCAGGGTTGATTTATGTGGACGCCTCGTGCTATCCACTGTATAGACATTAGTGGAGGTATGTAATGGATGTCAACTACAAATTTAAATTAAAACCATTTAACCACCAACTCGAGTCATTGAAACTTGGTTGGGATCGTCAGGAGTTTGGCCTGTTCATGGAAATGGGAACAGGTAAGTCCAAGGTTTTGATCGACAACATGGGTATGTTGTACTTGGAGGGAGCGATAAACTTTGCTTTGATCATTGCGCCAAAGGGTGTGTATCGTAACTGGGTATCAAAAGAAATCCCAGAGCATATGTCTGATGACATACCTTATAGAGTGATTCGATGGGTAGCCTCCCCCAATAAAAGTCAACAGGAAGAGATGCGCTCAGTCAAGGATCATTTCGAAGGTCTGACCATCTTTGTAATGAATGTCGAATCATTCTCCACGCCCAAAGGCAGGAACGGTGGCGAGTGGATGGCAAGAAAACTTGGCACCCATGGCATGATTGCTATAGATGAAAGCACAACTATCAAGAACCACAAAGCTAAACGAACCAAAGCACTCATGAAGATTGCAGCTCACTTCAAATATCGTAGGCTTCTGACTGGTTCTCCCATCACCAAATCACCAATGGATATCTATTCGCAGACTGAGTTCCTCCGTCCAGGTCTCTTGGGATACGACTCATACTACGCATTCCAACATCGATACGCCATAATGGTACGCAAGACTATGGGATCACACGCATTCCAACAGCTTGTCGGATACCGCAACTTGGATGAACTCACAGCAAAGATAGACCATTTCAGCTATCGTGTTCTGAAAAAGGACTGCCTCGATCTTCCAGATAAAATATATACTGTCCGATATGTAGGCATGACCGCAGAACAAGTAAGTATGTACAACCAGATCCGTAAACACGCCATGGTTCTGTTGGAAAATGGAGAGATGAGTACGGCTCCTGCTGTCATCACACAGATGCTTCGGTTGCAACAGATCCTATCGGGACATCTCAAGACCGATGATGGTGACATGGTTTACTTTCAATCAAAACGTATGGATGCACTGCAAGAAATACTTGAGGAGCACGATGGTAAAGTTATTGTCTGGTCTCGGTTTCGATATGACATCCAACAGATTGTATCTAAACTCAATGAAAACTACGGCGAAGGTTACGCAGCTGCCTACTACGGGGACACCTCAGACGAAGATAGAAATAATATTATTATAAACTTCCAGAATCCAGACCACCCATTGAAATGTTTTGTTGGTAATCCTGCAACCGCAGGCTATGGTCTGACATTGACCGAAGCTAACCTGGTGGTCTACTATGCTAATGACTTTAATCTTGAAACTCGTATCCAGTCAGAGGATCGAGCCCATCGGATTGGACAGAAGAACAACGTGACCTATGTTGATTTGATAACTGAACGCACAATAGATGAACAGATTGTCAAAGCACTCCGTGCAAAGATAGACATAGGTGCAAAGGTATTAGGTGAGGAGGCAAAGCAGTGGCTAAGTTTGACCCCGAAAAAGTAACACAGCTTATGGTAGAACGTGCAACCGGATACGCTTCCCGCGAAACAGCAGCAAAAGAACTGGCAGAAATGACTGGTCTTGATTTTGATGTAGCCAAAGCATTCTGTTCCAACCTTAAACCCCGTGGCTCTGCTGGACTTGCCGAAGTCAGAGGATACAAAAAAGGTGAGTGGCCTAAAAAAAAGACCCCCAGTTAGGGGGTCAGTTTAAGTGAAAGACCACAGGCATGGATCTTTCCCATCGAGCAGTTGGATTATTCTATCATGCAGCTTGCATTTCATCAACAGCTTTCCGTATCATGACAGATAACTGACGAGCCATGGATCTTTGCTCGTGCTTTGATATCTTACGAAGCGCATCATGATCTTCTTTCAACAACCCAACATTCTGAAATTGTTGTTTGTCTGAATCATTCATCTTTTTTCTCGGCATACTTGTCTCCTTTTTGTTATTACTTGTATACTATGTGGCACTAACTTACAAATACATATGCCGTCACTTCTTTAAAAAGATCTGGGCGCAGCTGAATCGCAGATTCCACCTCCTCTTCACTTAGTTTTGTTTCGCTTGCGATTTCTTCCACTGTCCAGATTTCGTCGTTCTCCTCAAAGAACTTTTTCATGACAGCGATATTGTGCTTCTTGTCCTTGCGATCCTCACGAGCCACCGCGTGGAGGTATCCTTCCACTGCATCACTATCCATCCCCTCTTCAATTCGGATGCAACGCCAAGGTATTTGATCCCTCTTGTCCTCGTAGTTTGGAATGCAATGTGCGTAAACCATTTGCCCTTCCTCCAGGCTCATGCGTTGTACAATTCTTGTGTTAAAGAACACCGCCTCCCCTGACTCGGTTGCACCGAACGCACTGTTTGATTCTGTTATCCCGTCAACAAAAACAGGCATGGCAGTAGTGTTAAAACCTTGGGTCATATATCTCTCCTTTGTTAAGTTTTTCTTTGTATTCTAAAATCTTACGAACAAACCCCTCAATCCTCGGATCTTGGGGATCATCCCATTCTATATCGTCAAGTTCTTTTTGTCTATTTTGTAGTAATTCTGTTATTGATTCTAATCTTTCGTCCATTTATTCTCCTCACTGAGGCTGACGCTCACCTTGGGTAAAGGTGAAAGATTGTTCCCCGCGTTGGCCTCACGATTTTCCCATGGTGGTTGAGATAAACTGATTTTATCTTTGTTTTGAACGGACATCTTGCGTTTGTATCCTAACCATTCCTTATCTTCTTTAGTCCATTTTGTCATATCTTTACTCCGTTCATCCTAAGTTTAGATACAAAAGATTTTAAGTCTTCTCGTGCATGAAACAAGTCTTGTTGTATGTTAGGTCTGGCATCGTATCTATAACGTTCTTCCTCCAAGCTGTTGACCTGTTGTTTTAAAAACCGATACTCAAACTTCTGTGCAGGGCTTAGTGATTCATCACCCATCACGGCCTTGCCCTTGGCTTGACCAGTTTGTTGGATGCAACATCAGTACCCTTGCAATGTATCAACACCGAATCATGTTGATATTCCATGATGGCATACATAGCTTCCTTGCTATAACTACAAGCGTCATAGCTAGGAAACAATATGTTGTGTGTCGTTTGTTCGCCTTGGACAAAGTAAGTCAAGACCATGAACGTAAAGTATTTAAGCATCCTTGACCACCTCCCACACGCCCTCGGCTCCTGCGTCTATATTAGTATCCCGAATCAAACCTTTGTTATGCAAAGCAGATAGTTGCGGACGCACAATCGATAGCTTTAAACCCATGCGGTCTGACAATTGCCGAGCGGTTCCGGCACCTCGATCGAGTTCAGCCAGGACTTGCTCCTTGCGCGTGAGTGCCTTGTTACTTTGACGTTTACTGGTTAGCTTCTTCCAAAATTCCTTAATCATTAGTCTTCTCCTTTTCTCTTGATCCTTGTGTTCACACCCAGATTATAGATGCATTCTCGTTTAAAGTCTTCTATCGCTTTGCGGATCTTGTCATCGTATCTCTCGTCAAGACAACCCTCCAATCGATCCACGACGTAGTGCATACATACTCTGTCATCTATCATGCTATCCTCCAAACTCTGTAGCCAACAGTTGTACTGTTCCATCCGTTGTGTTCCATCCTTTTTGCAAACGCTTTGACTGTGGCTGTGCCATTAATGCATTTTCCATGTGTTAACCTAATTGCATTCACCAAGGACGTTGCTTCCTTATCTGTTTTAAAAAGGATACTATCATCCACTTCCATTTGTTTTGCTATCTCCACATACTTAGCGTTTGTTCTATTTGAAATCGGAATACCTTTTTCAATCTCACCATATTTTTTCATTTATCCATCCTTCTTCTCCCATTGATTTACTTCAGCGTACCACTTGTCTGTGCTCCTACTTCGACAGACTTGTGCATTGATCCACTCGCCCTTCTGTTCTTGTAGCCATTGAATGAAATCTTCTCTGTGTATACTTAGATCAAACAATACCCACGCAGGTTTGCCCTTCGGTTCCTTCGCATAGAATCCTTTCAGAAATATCTTTTCTTTCGATGCTCTGTGCTCACCAAGTTTCTTGATAAGTTCGTCTGCTTTCTTTCGACAGATAGATGCCTCCTCAAAAGAACACGCAGGATCTTTTGCCTTTCGTAACAAAGACTCAAGACGTTCATAATCTTTGTTATCCATCATCGAACCTCCATGTAACTTTCAATTAACCCTTGCGCGACTTGCGCCGTGATGGCGTTTCCGTAGGCGCGGAGTCGTCCCACTCGGGCGGTAGCCCCATGAGCCAACGGGAATGACTCGGGTCTAACTGGCCTCCACTTTCCATCTCGGCACAAGAGCCAGTCAGCATCTGACCATGCGCCGTTAGTCGGCTTGGTCCTGCCATCTTCGACATCTGGGTCAGACTGCTCCCCGTCATTCCGTCCGTGATCCCCGAACCTCCCCTCGTGCCGTCCGTCGCTGATGGCGTTGTCCA